GGGGTCGCGATCCCAGGTCCCGTCCACGACGACCTCGAAGCGTTCGATCTCGTCCATGTCCACCAGGATCATCCGAGCGATCTGACCGCGCCACCGACCCCGCTGAGCCATGTCCCGCAGATCATCAACCGAGGAGAACACGCTCGCGTTGTCGTCGTCGCCCAAAGCGACGGTGCAAGTCACATCCGAGAGGGCCTGGACCGTCTGCGATAGATCGCCAAGCGTCGCGTCGTAGCGCCCACGGGTGAGCCGTGTCTCCCAGGCGACGGGCGCGAGAGGCGTCTCTCCGGGCTGAGACTGCGCTGGAGGGAAGGAGTTGGGGCCTAGTGTCGCGTAAGCGCTAAAACCGCTTCCTGTGCGGCCTGGAGGCCCGCACCAGCGGACGTATTTCGGTGACACGCTGTTCGGCGGAAGGAAGATCCCCTCAATCAAGTACGCGATTCGAAGGTTCGGCTTCGTCCAGTCAATCGGCTTTCGGAGGGACATCAGCGGACCTGTTGGATCGTAAGCTCACCCGAAATGTACCCGGACGAGCCTGCCCCGCTGTACGTCCCTTGACCATAGTTCGTGATCGCGCCCCAAAGGAGGAACCCTTTGTCGGCCTCGCTTTGAGCGGTGTAGGTGTTGTCTGTAATCTTGTCCCACCGCAGAGCCCAGAGGAGCCCGCTGGAGCGCCCCTCTCGGACGACCCGCTGCACAGTGTCCCGGTAGGTCGTGGCCTCCCATGCGTTGAAGTTCAAGGGGGCGACCCAGTGAAGGAGGTCCTGGGCCGGGTAGTAGTTGCCAACCTGGAGGGACTGGGTGGGGTCGACGAGTCCGTGCCCGGACAGCTCGGTGATCTGGCGCTCTGTGCTCGTGTACTTCTTCAGCGCTTTCAGAATCCCGACAGCGTGATACGGGTCCTCATCGAAGAAGCGATAGCTGAAGGCCCAGTAGCGGTAGCTCATCGCCGCTCCGTTGGTGTCGTAGGCGACCTGGATCGTGTTCTCTGCCTCGGTAGGGACAAGGGTGAAGGTCATTTTCTTCGCCGCTCCAGCCTCCCAATAGGTCCGATTGAGCGAGCCTAGGTCTGTCGCGTTGGCATAGGCCCGGATGCTGCTGTATTTGTCTTCGTTGATTGAGGCACCCTCGCCGGCTTCAAGCACGAGAGCGAGCGCATCGACGGTCTTTGCCTCTCCGAGGTCGAAGGTGATCCATAGCTCGGTTCCATACCTTTTCTCGGGAGCTTCGTGGCTTGTCGCGGAGGAGGTGTCTGATGGATTGATACCCCACCCGAGCCACTGCCGAGGGTTGGCTCCACCATCCCCTCCATGCGTGCCTGATGACCAGAGGATCGAGAAGTTGCCCGTGGCAGAGATGGTGAACTTCGAACTCACCGTGTCGTAGCTGACCGTGTAGGTCCGGGTGGTTGAGGTCGACGCGTTGAGGAATGCCTGGATTGACAGGGCGAACTGGGCCGCATCACCAGAGGCTGGTGGCAGCAGCACAGAGATCTCACCTGAGCCTTCGTTCAGGTCAAGATAATGGTTCGTCGGCAAGGCCCAGTATCCAGGGGTCGGGGCTTGCCAGACAAGCCGAGGACGGTCATCCAGAGCATTCTTGTAGGGCGAGTCTGGCGAGCTGAGGAGGGCTTCGGGGAAGTTGACCGAGGTGTCCTTATGGGAGAATCGGTCCTGAGCGAAGAAAGCTGTGTGGGGCATCAGTATCGGATCCTTCTCTCGTAGCCCAGGCCCCTCTCGGAGGACCGGACGAGGTGGTTGTCAACGCTGCGCCCGAGGACCTCGCCGTCAAGCTCGACCGAGGCGTTGACCATGATCGGCTGACCTTGGCCTGTCGCGCGCTGCTCCAGCATACGGGAGATCGCAGCCGTGCCAACCGGATCGAGTACCATCTCGTCGTTGCGGACGGCCAAGACCGTGTGCTGGTTAAGTCCGGCTGAACGCAAGGCACCCGGAGGAAGGCCAGCGTCCGCGACTCCTGAGATTGACGCTGCTGTGATAGCTGCGATTTGAGCCGCGCCGGTAGCTGCCGCCGCCACGATCCCAGGAACATTGAACGGTGGTGGGAAAGCCGCGTTCGCCTTTCCAATTGCCATAGCCATTGACATTCCGGCATCAGCTAGAGCGACCGCTTGCTGGATACCGAACATGACCCTGGCGGCTTTCTTCGCCTCCTTAGACTCCTCGCCCATCGTCGCGCTGACCATCTGGGAGATTGACTGCGCGAAGCTAGCAGTGGACCCGAGCACCGCTTCAGCCGCTGCGACTTGATCAGCTCGATACTTTTCGTCCTTGGCCTTCTGATCCGCTATCAGCTGATCTGCCTCATCCAGCTTCTTTTGGTTCGCCGAACGCTCGCTCTCGACGTCCCGCTGGCGCATCTCGTCAAGCCGACCGTAGTACTGGAGCTGGAGCTGGTTGTCGAGATCGAGGTAGCGCTCCAGGCTGATCAGGTTCTGCTCGTAGGAGTTGAAAAGCTCGTCACGCTGCTGCTTCAGACTGTCCGCAAGCCGCTCCTCCTGTGACATCAGGGACATCTCAATGGATCGGAGCTGAGCCTCGGCCTGCATCCGCAACTGATCTACCAGCGCCTTCCTTAGATCAATCTGCCTGCCGATGACCTTGTTCGACTTCGTCCCGCTCTTATTTTCGTTGTTGATCTCTTTGACAAGGTTCTTCCGGACACCCGTATCAGCCTCCATCTCCTTGATGAACTCTTTTGTCTTGCCAAACCTCTCCTCAACAATCTTGTTGAGGTCAACTGTTCCGAAGAACTCTTGGTAGACGAGGTCAACCTTCTTGGCACTGACGAGGTTGAAGTTGTCATTCGCCGCGGCGGCTTGTTTGACAATTTCCGCAGCTTCTCCGGTCAGCTCATTGAGCAGCCCCAGGTCGCGAGCCTGGGTCAGGACTTGCTTCTGCCTCTGTGTGAACCTCTGAGTACCTTGCTCGCTGTAGTTGTCTTCGACAGCGTTTTGCTTCTTGAGCAGCTCTCTATAGCTCTCGTCCGTTTCAATGGCTGTATTTACTGCGTCCTGGGCCGCCTCAACCGCGGCAGCCCTTTGCTTCTGGGCCTCATTCAGCCCGAGGATCTCCCTCGCAGCTAGGTTGGCCCCCTCAGCGATGGACAGGAACGTCGGGAGGTATGCCCTTGTTGCTTGCTGAACAAAGCCGTTGAAGGTCGTCCCGAGGCGCGTCAAGGCGTCGTTAAACTGGGCGGCCGCGACCGCGTCTTCCTGACTGAAGACGATCCCCAGGGCTTCGGCCTCCTCCCTCATCGCCGCGAGTCCGTCAGCTCCCTGATTGAGGAACGGGATCAACTCGGCCCCCTGCCTTCCCATCAGATCCATCGCGATCTGAGTCTTCAGCGTGCCGTCCTCCATCTGCCTCATGTTCTCTGCGATCTCAGGCAGCATCTCGTCAACGTCCCGGAGCGACCCGTCCGCGTTCTGGAACTCCATCCCCAGGTTCTTGAACGCTACTGCGGCGGCCGACGTAGGGCTCCGCAGGGCCGCGCCCATGTTCTTCTGGAGCCTCTGGAGACCTGAGATCAGCCCGTCCTGAGATGTTCCGGCAAGCTCTGCCCCGAGCTTGTAGGCAGACAAGGACTCGACCGCGACTCCGGTCTTCTGGGCTGTCTTCTCCAGGTGATCCCCGTAGTCAATCGCCTTCTTGATAGCAACGCCGACCCCGCCTGCTATGAGCGCCGGGGCGGCCATGAAGGCCAGGCTGAGGGCCTGCATCGCAGCGGTCGAAGCCTTGACGCCGGCACTCGCAACGCTGAACTTAGTCCCCATCAAGGCGGCAGAATCGCCGACCGCCTTGAGGTCAGCGCCGACAGCCCGAGCGCCGACCGCTTTCAATCGAAGGGTGATCCCGTCTGCCATCGCTATCTCCTGGAGCGCTCCCGGCGCTCGGATTCTTCTTGAAGGTACGCGGCTATCATATCTGACTCAGCATCGAGCACACTAAAAGCATCGACAAGACGGGCGTCCTGCTCCTCCAGCGAGCCGGGTCCAGGCAGCCCGCCAAACTGCTTCCAGGCATTCCAGAGCGCGACGTGACGCCACTCGGCCCCCTGGACGTGGTCCTTCGGGCACACCCGAAGCCGGGCGCGCTCAGGATGGACTCCTGGCGGCCTCCTCTTCGGGTACTTGACCGGAGTCCCCCACCGGGATCCGTCCTTGCACTTGGTGCCCCGGCAACTCCCCCAGAGCTTGCATCCGTTCCAGTCCTCCCCCCACTGCTCGGTCTGCTCGGGGCTTGGCTCTGGGTGGGAGGCGTACTGGAGAGCTGCCCTTAGTCTTTTCCCTCGGACTTGCTGACCGACCCCTCCGAGATGATCGCGAGGAACACCTCCTCTCGGAGCCCCTCGTTGTCCGTGATGAAAGAGATCGCATCCTCGCGGGAGACCGACCGCCCCTCCATCGTCAGGTTCTCGATCCCCAGGATGAGGTCGGAGAAGAGGTCAGCGCGGAACCGCTCGACCCCCTTCGCCCAGTCCTCCAGGAGCTTGACGGCCCCCTCATCGTTGGGGTCCTTCGGGACGCTTGCGACGACCTCCCTCCACCGCGCCATCCACCCCACGGTTGGCGGGGCGAAGACGACGATGCAGGGCTCGTCCTCAAGATGATTGTCCCCCCATTGGGGGGTGAAGCGACGACGCTTCCACTTGCTCAGTTCCACGGTGACGCTCCCGTGCTTGAGGGTTGTTGATTAGGCGAAGATGATCAGGATCTCATCGGCTCCCGAGGACGTGCCTTCGCAGACTCCGGTCATATCGAGCGTGACCTCCTCGGCCCCACGGTCAAGACTCACGTCCTGCTGGCGCATTCGGGGGGCGACCCACGCGAAGATCGAGCCGGCAGCTTGTCCCGTCTGACAGACGACGCTGAGTTGCTGTGAATTAGCCCCAGCGACCTCGGCAGCCTGGAAGGCGTAGGTATGGGCTGCCATGTTGTCGTCCTTGAGCGTCCAACCGGACAAGGTGGCCGTGATCTCGCGCTGGTTCATCGTGTAGCCCTGGGCCTTGTAAAGGGTGCCGAGCACATCGTCGCGGGTTGTGACCCCGAAGGAGCAAGACAGGCTCGCGTTGTTGATCTGCAGAGGCAGCCCCCCAGCTAGACCGTAGGGCGAGACGACAAGCTGACCGCTCGTGGCAGGCACGGGCGATCCGGCATAAGTCCCGGTCGGACGGAATGGGCGCATCGTCGTGTTGGTGGCTGACCACGTTGAGCCGGGGTTGGGATAGCCGCCGATTGCTCCTCGGGTAATTGTCCAGGTTGCCCCTGAGATCGCCGTGACCTTCACAGCCTCGGGGGCAGTGACGCCTCCATTCTCAAGGAGCCAATAGGTATTCAGCGCATCACCCGACGAGGCGAGCCCTTCGACCACGGTGACGCTCCCTTGGCCTGTTGTCAGATCAGTGTCAAGCCCCGTCTGGAAGAGGCGGTCGTGCCGCTGTCCGGTGCCCGAGACAGTGAACCGAGCAGCGTCATCACCGCCCATCGTGAACTCGTAGGAGTCCGGGGTCCAGCCGCTGATTCGGTCGGCTGAGTTGTTGTTCATCAGCCAGAGGCAGCAAGCGTCTTCGGCGTCGTCTCGCTCATCGCTGGGCTTGTAGGAAATGACTCCCTTGACGGTGGCCGAAGCTGCTGGGGTGAAGGTGAGAGCGGGCTCGACCTTGATGTAGTCAGGGGTTGCGGCAGAGTTCACCTCGACGATGCGGCGAGCTTCAAAGAAGCCGGTTCCGTTCCCTGTCTCAACGATAACCCCATCTCCGACCGAGAAGCCTGTCACGCTGTTCACGTCCACCTTGACGACAGTGGATGAGCCACCACTGACCGCCGTCGTGGTGCTGGAGTTGTTGACGATCTTCCAGCCACCCTTGACGAGTAGGTCCGCGCCCATGTCAGGGATCGTGGTCAGCGTGCCCGAGGGCATCACATAGCCCTCGATGGAGCCCTCGGCGGTGCGCTTCTGCTCGATGCCGGGAACGCCCGTGGCGGTGCCGAACTTGTCCTCTCGGAGAGCAAAGGGAACCGACCCCCCGGCAGAGCCGCCGATCACTCGGATCGCGTCGGCCGCCTCGGGGTAGGACTCGCCAGCGGTGTCGGAAAGAGAATAGGAGGACTGGCCTGCGACGAAGGCCACAAGATCCCGCCCGATGTCAACCTTGGGTCCGGTCATTTTCTCAATACTCCTCGGAGGTCACGACCTCCAGCGTTGTTAGTAGTGCGACATTCGGCACCGAGAGCCCGGGGTCTGCCCCGACCTGCTGGGAGGTGACCTCTGCCCGTATGATGCCGGATGCGTTGCCCAGGGTCCAGCCTTGTCCTCCAGCCCCTACACGGCGCTGGAACAGCGTCTTGATGGCGTCCCCGTAGCGCCAGCCGGCGACAAGCACGTCCCTCTCATTGCCGTCGATGTTCGCGTCCAGTGTGACGATGGCGAGGTCGAAGGTGACGCTGTAGAAGCGCGAGTTGGTCTCCGTCTCTCCGGTCGTTGAGTTGACGACGATCGACATATAAGGGAAGGAGTTGGCCTGCTCGGCTCGGTGATACCACGTCTCGAAGGTGGCGATGTTGGGCAGATCCCCCGTTCCAATGCTGAGAGCTGTCCGGAGCGCTGGGAGGGTGGCCGCGTTGAGGCCCGTCGACCCATCGGTGAGGATCGCGTTCACGGCGTCCACTGCTCGCTCTGTAAAGGTCGCCATCTACTTCGTCTTCCCGGCGAGCTTCATCACGCCTCGGCGCTTAGCCCTCCAGTCAAACTTCTGGACGGCGATGTCGTCAAGACCGGAGACCTTCCGAGCCTTGACAATGTAGACCTGGAACACCTGGGCAATCGCAGACCCGAGGGGCACGCGGCCGCCGATGTTCCCGACCCGCTTGAAGGAGGTGTAATGAACCTGTGGGTCGTAGCGTACCGGGGGCCGCTTCGGCACCCTGCCCCCCTTGCGCTTGCCTTCAGAGTGGGCGCGAGCATAGACCGCGGTCGCGCTGTTGGGGTCGATTCCGACGACGAGGCTGTCTCGGGTGATCTTGCGGATGCCGTCAGTACCCTGGCCGCCCTTCACCAGGGCCGTTCGGAGCGTCCCGCGCAGCACGAGGATCGGACGACCAGGGTATGCCTTGGACTTCCACTTGCGATAGTTCTCGGAGAGCTTGCGGAACTTGCGACCGGTGCTTCGCCCCTCTGTCTCAAAATGCTGCTTCTCGTGGGCCTGGAATAGCCGAACCACATCCCCGAAGGCTGGCCCCCAGTTGTCGATCAGGTTCGCCCACTTCGAGAAACCCATCTCGATGTTCTTCGCGTCGGGCTCCATCTCCAGGGTGAAGCGAAACCCACCCGGGCCACCTCGTGAGGATCTCGCCATCAGAGATCCGAGCGGTCAGGGAAGATCGGGTTGGCCGCATAGGGCACATCGTCACCGCCGGGCGTGGAGTCCCACTCGGGGTCCTTCGCTCGGGTCCAGTGACTTCCCATTCGGCTGTCGGCTCCTCCGACGTTCTCGGAGCCCCCGTTGTCGATCAAGACTTGGCGGATGCTCGGGATGCTGTCGAGCATCGCCTGACCCATCTCGACCAACGCGGGGCCTGTGCTCTCGGCGTTGACTCCGATGGAGCCCTTCGCCATGAGGATCTCACCGCTGGCAAGGTACATCTCAGCGCGCTGAGCCCAGCCCTCGGCCACGCTGGAGGCCGTGAAGCTGTCGCTGATCCCGTTGGCGAGCAGAGCTACCCGGACCCGGTCGTAAGACCCGGCCCAGATCACATTAGCTTGCGTGACTGTGGGGGTGCTGGTTCCCGACAGCGTCCCCAGCTGGGGAGCCATTGAGGTCGCCGTGGCGAGGTCGGAGTTATAGGCCACGGCTGACTCCTATTCGGCGGCGGGCTTCTTCGCTGCCTTCTTCTTCTTCTTGGCGGGGAGGGCGACCGCGCCTCGCTGAATAAGCTTCTCGGCGCTGTAGTCGGACAGCTCCAGCTCTTGACCGATCTCGATCTTGTCCTGGCCCATCAAAAGAGGAACCAATGCGATCACCTTCATGTTGTCAGCTCTCCGATGCGCTCCTCGATGCGGTCCTTGCCTCCCTTGCGGGTTTCAAGGGCGTGCATCTCCTTGAGCACGTCCACGTCGTCGACCTCGGCCAAGCAGTCGGCAAGGTAGCGAAGCGGGACAGCCTTGACGCTACTGGGATCACCCGCGTCGAAGGCGGCGTGAGGTGTGCCCTTTGCCTTCACAGGCTCGGGGCGCTTCACCTCTTTGACCTCGACCGCCCGGATGGTCCCGTTCTCGACGAGCAGGTCCATGCCATCGAAGACGGGAACCAGTGCCCCGGGTGGGTAGGTAGCTTTGCCCATCTTGACCATGCGGCCGGGGCAGACTTCGTATTGATCCATGAGGGACGCTCCTCCTGTTTCGTTACTCAATGACAACCCAAGCAGTCCCGTTGCAAACGACGAAATACTGCTTCTCTGTGCCAATCGTTCCAGGGCCACCGCTGCCAGCCGAATCCAAGATCGTCAAGTCGTGGGACGCGGACTCATTCTTAATGAAAAAGAAGGAGCCCTGAGACGCAGCCTCAGCCGGCATCGTGACGTTCCTTGCCGCGTCGGGTGTGATGGACAGGAACTGGGCATTCTGGTTGGTGAGCGTGAGGTGGTCCGAAAGGTTGAACACCTCAAACCCGAGGCGAACCCGGAGGCCATTCTCCGGGTTCTCTGCGACGCCCTTGTAGCGAAGAGTCATAACAACCCCCCTACGAGACGACGGTGTCGTATAGGTAGCCCAGCTCAGTGGTCGGAGCAGCGAACTGGTCGTTCCACAGCATGTCGATCTGCTCGATGTAGGGAGTGGGCTCCCACCGACGAACAGCACCGTCCTGCGAACCCTGGAAGCGCCATCGCTGGAGGGCACTCTGGGGGCTCATCGGAGCGGGGCTCTGGCGCAGTCTGGCGAACAGACAGAGCTTGCCCCAGATGTATGCGTTCTCTGCCGTCTGGCCCTCGACCTTGGTGTTGGCTACAGCCTTGCCGACGTAGATCGTCTCGACGTCAAGAGCGCGGGCGATGTCCTCGTTGGACACAATGCCGACGCTGTTGGAGGTGCGCGAGACGTACTCCAAGATCAAGGGATGAGTTCTGAGGGCGGTATAGACCTCGTATCCCATGATCGCGACGTTGGGCTCCTCGCCCGAGTTCTTGATGATGTTGTCCTTGGCGGTCATCGCATCAGAGATCGGGTCCGAGGCGGCGTTGTCCCAGCGGGACGCGCCAGCCAGGGCGGCGGTCTTGCCTGCGAAAACGGTGGTCGAGAAAGCCACGGCCGCAGCCTGTCGCTCTCGGTTGATCATCGTCTCACGAGCCAGCAGAGCCGTCTTCGCCTGTCGGAGGTTCAGCCCGTTGCCCGTGGCATATTCTGCCGAGGACTTCGAGAGCTGGCATCCGAGGCCACCGAGATCGACTTCCCAGCCGTCAACCTTGCTGATGCTCGTGCTGACGAGGAGAGGCGATGCCTGACCGTCTGCCATCACCATATCGTGGCCGGGAGACGCTGAAGCAAAACCCCCGTCTACGTTGTAGAATTTTCCGCTCTTGGTCGGCACGTCCACGGCGGGGAAAATGTCCTCCGCGATGAAGCTGCCGAGGCTCGGCCCGAGGAGCCGAGCGTACCGCTGGAGCATGATGTCTTGCTTGAAGCCCAACACGTTCGCCATTGTAAATTTCTCCTAAAAAGCCGGTTAGACCGAGAGGTAAGAAGGCGACCAGAGGAAGGCTCCAATGTCACCGTTAGCGTAAGTCTCAAGAGCGATTCCAAAGGCGTGCGAGTTGGTTCCGCCACCATGAGCACCAGCAACCGCCACAGCCTTGCCAGCGGCGTCCGAGCCAGCGAGGTTGCCAGCAGTGATCGCACCACCGCACTTGACCTTGATGATCTGGCCGACCTGAACAGGAACGTAGATCGGGTCACTTGCGGTGCCCGTGCCAACGTCGTTGGTCAGAGCGCCGATGGGGAGGTCGTGAAGTCCAGTGAGGGTGATGTCGTCGTCACCGTTCGGCTTGACGAGGAAGTATTCCTTCCCGGCGAGGTCCTCGTTGCACTTGCGAGTTAGGACGTAGGGGTCGAAGGGCACAGACATGTTCTCGGCTCCTTAGTTGAGAGTCTCAGATTCGTAGAGAGCGAGCTTGCTGGGGTCAGTCAGGACCTCCACCATCGCTCGGGAGTAGGCGGCTGCCTCGTTGAGGCCCTGCTCGGAGACGAGGCGCTCGGCAAGCTGCTGCACGGCGTTGTCCAGGCTCTCCTGGCTCGTCTCGATGACGGTGGCCTCGGAGGATTCCTTCTTGCCGACAGGGGCGACTCGACCCTCAGCGAAGAGGCGGTGAGCCTTCTGCTCGCCCAGTGTCGTGACGATCTGCCAGTAGTCCTCACGCTCGGTGGGAGCGATGCGGCCCTGAGCACAGGCGTCGTCGAGCAGGCGAACCCTCTCGGACGCCTCCAGCTCTTCCTTGCGGGTACGAAGCTGCTCGATCTCTTTCGTCGCAGTTTCAAGAGTTTCGGTGAGGGCTTCGACCTTCTCGGCCTCAGCCTGAAGGCGTCGAACCTCAGCGAGAAGCTCGGGAGCCTCTGCCGGGAGTCCGGTGGCCTCGGCCAACTTGAGGATGATGTCACTCATCGTGTTCTCCAAAGGTTCCGGGGCTGTCTCTTCGGACAACATGATCCGGCGTGGGGTTTCACTTGCGGCGAGCGTAGCAGAGATGGTTGGCGCTTGCATACCTGGAATCATCGGCGTGTTCGTCAAAGTCGCACCGACCAACGTGTAGCCGCCAAGTTTTTCGCCGCTGAGCTTTGACGTGGCGGCGCTCGGTGGGATGAGTTCGGCGCTAATTGAGCTGAACTCCTGGGCCTCGACTCGTCGCGCCCCTTCATCCGTCCAGGTGAACAGACCCCAGAGCGAGAGGCCCCCGTGATCGTTGGGCCTGACCTCGACCTCCTGGATCCGTGCTGCTGCCCGGGTGGCCTCTGGGGTCCTGTCGCCCATCGCCTGAGCGTGGTTGTATCCGACCGGCGCGCCACCGTTGAACCAGCCCTCCGAGAGGACGTGCTTGTAGGTCGAAGCCATCGCCATAATGTCGTCCTCGGACAGCTCGACACGCCGGGGGCTCGGACCCGTGTTGCCGAAGAATCGACCCGAGCGGACGATCTCGACCCACCCCACCGCGCCCTCAGCTAGGAGGTAAGCGACCCCGGAATAGACCTCGGAGTAGGTGCGATCCTTCTCTCCGAACTCCTCGTCAATCCGGCCGTAGTCGTCCTCGTCCATGCCCTCGGCTACCGCTTCCTCGATGTCGGTCCTCATCTCGTTCGCCTCCAGCCACTCCCGGAACTCGTCCGGGGTGATCTTGCTTGAGTCTGCTCGGATTGATTGAATCTCGGTCTTGCCATCCTCACGCACCCCGAAGATCGCGTCAATGCCACCTCGGGCTCCTTCGATCTCTCCGCGTCGAAAGCTAACGAAGCGATCCGGGTCTTGTTGTCTTGCGGCGTGTTCGTTGGGGTAAGGCATTTAGTCCTCCTTCGGGACAAAGATGACGATGCAGTTGCATTGGTCACCGCCAGCACAGTCCGGGTCGGGTGTTGCGTATTCGTCTAGCTCATCCATTGAGAAGCGGGCTCCGTCCTTGCTGAGGCAGACCTGACAAGTCGCAGACTCCAGCATGGCTGAGCGGATCCCCTCGACGGCGTCCTCGGCCCTGGCTTCCTGCATCCGGCCCAGACCGAAGATCGTGTTCGTGTCTCGCTGGCCTGCCACGAGGTCGGCCCCGGGCGAGAGGGAGGTGACAGCCCCGGCGACGGTCTCGGCAATCGCGGAAGCCTCCAGCACCCCACCGATGGCCGCACTTTGGATCGCGGTCAGGCTGGCGGCTCGGGCTCGGTCAGCCGCAGCCAGCGCCGATTTGCGGGCGATGTTTTCGATGGCCTCTTCGGGATCGATCTCGTCTGCCACGCTCTCGCCCTCGGCGGTCGGCTTCGGTGCCTTCACCTTCCGGCGGCTCGGGGCGAGCAGGAGCCGGTCGTCGGGCTCCATGCTGAGGAGATAGCTGAGTCCGGTCTCTGACATTGTTTTCCCATCCCTGATCTGCTTGACCAGCTTCTCGCTCCAGGGCACGGCAGGATCGCCACCCCAGAGCGCCCATGCAACACGGCCCGGAGAAGGGAAGCCACGCTCGCCGGGCTTGAACCCCTCCCCCCGCTTGTCGACCTCGTGCCGCGCAAGCCATGCCCGCATCTTGATCGCCTTGTCCCGGCTGATCGGATCGCCGCCCGCCATCCTCCGAGCCCACGATACGGTGGCAGGGCGCAGCCCGTCGCCCGAGCGCCCCTCCTCGTGCCACTTCAGGCCGCGACGAAGCTCCGCCTTGACGCCCTCGGGCACGGTGAAGTTGATCTCACTCATCCTTGTCCCTTGATGCCCTGGGGTGGCCCTTCGGGAGGAGGTCGTTGTCGGTGATGTACTTCGGGTTACCTGGGCGGCCGGTGCGGAGCAGACGAAGGAAGGCGTTGACCCGACCCATCGACCACTGACCCCGAGTCATCCCTGGACGGTGCGAGACGCTGAACGCTCCCGAGCCTCGCCTGTAGACGGCCTTGAGCATCCGGTTGGTTGCTCGCTTGCTGGAGTCGTCGCCGACCGCCTCGTTGTGGGCCTTGACCTTGCGCTCCAGGGCCAGCTCGGTCTCCTTGCCGAGGTCCACGCCCTCGCCCTCAGCGCTTGCGCTGCCCGGCTTGTTCCGCTTTGACCCCTCGATCCGATCTTCGGGAGGCGCGGGGGTGCTCGCGTCGTTGAGCACCTGGACCTCGTCGGGAGTCTCGACGACGATCCCGTCTCGGGTTGTCTCGAAGTCGCCCTCGTCAACAGACTTCGCTAGCTCCGGGTTTCGGGCCAGCCGGTCCATCTCCTCGCGGACGGAGCCAGTGCCGGCACGGTAGGCGCGGCGAAGCTCATCGCGGAAGACCTCGGCCAGCTTACCGACATCGGGGACGTCGACCTCGCGCATCTTCATCAGGTCGCCAGCACGGGCCATGCGCTCGGCGTACTTCGGGGCCATCGCCTCGCGCCAATCGACAGCGGCCTGGGCCATCGCCTCCTTTACGCCCTGCATCGGTGCCAGAGTCTCATCGAAGCGGACGACCTTCTCGTAATCGTAGAGATCGCGCCCGTTGATCGCCTTGCGGCCTGGAAGCTCCGCGAGCGTCTGCATCGACTCGCCCTCGGCCTCCACCTTGTCGCCCTGGTCGTCTGTTACCTCGTCCACTTTGGGCGCTGCCTTTGAAGCAGGGGGGGCTGGGCGCAAAACCTCTTTTTCTTCAATGGGCCTCGTGCGAGCCTCCTCTGGGGCACGCTCTCCACCTAGAATCTCATCAGCTACCTCTCTCGGAAGGTTGAAGAAGTGAGCGATCATTGCTGCGCCAGTCTCACGACTCATCTCGCCAGCGTTGACTGCCCTAACAATCTCGATTCCGCTGGTGACCTGGGCTCCATTGAGAGCAGTATCAGCCGCCTTGGATTGACCACCCCGCGATGCGAGTCCAACCTCAGCGGGTGACTCATTCTTGAGCCGGTGCTCCATCTCCTCCTTACTCTCGACCTCGGGCATCTCTGGCAGGCCGAGAGCGGCACGGACAGCCTCTTCGATACCCTGGTCAGGGAGCAGCGCACCTGCGTCGGCAGCGGTCTTGATTGCCTCGACAAGCTGCTTCGGGTCTCCGATGCTAATCGACCCGGGGACGATCTTCGGGAAGCCAGACGAGCGCTCGTAGTTCCACATGCAGAGCCGCTGGACGAGCGAGTGAGGACCGTGCGAGAGGACGGCTCCGATCATGTCCGCGGCGCTCTGGAGCGCCATCGTAAAGAAGTCCTGTTGGCCCTGGATGAGGCTGTAGGCCCCAGCCTTCTCTCCGGTGAAGAGGAAGGGGGCGAGGGCAGCCCGGGCCATGTCCTGTCCCGCCGACTTGCGAGCCTCACGAATGTCTGCGCCCTTCATCGGGAAGTCAGCGAACTTGAGCGAATAGCCGGGGGGCAGGCTTGCCCAGGCCCGAGCGCCCGTCCGCAGCTCTCGGAGGATCTCGTTGACCGTGGCTGAGTCGCCAGCGCGCGCGGTCGGGGCGACCTCGACGTAGGGGATCCCGAAAGCCCCGCGCTCGTAGCCCGACGCCTCCAGCTTGAGATACAGGCGGCGAGACTTCCAGCCCCCGTAGCAGGGACGGAGGATCGAGGTGCCCTCGGGTGCGTCTCCGTCTGGATCCCACACGAAGTGGAGCAGCTTCTCGGGGGGTAGGCTTGCGCCCACCGAACTGAACGAAGCCTGCTCGCCAAGGTCGGGATCGCCCACGTTGCTCGTCTGAGTGACCCCCCAGCCCGCTCCGTCCGGGTAACGGGTCCACTCGTAAACCGTTCGGGGCAGCATCGGAGAGAGCTGGTCGAGTCGGATCATCTTCGTCTCGCGGTCGAAGCGAGCCACGATCTCAAAGAGACTGAAGCCACGCCACACCGCCGAGACGGCTTGCTCGACGAACTGATAGAAGCCGCCGTGGACGTACTCAAAAAAATTGGCCCGGATGAACTCCGCCTCCTCAAGCGCCGCTCGGTCGTCGCCAGCCGGCTCGACCTTCCAGTGTGACCGAATGATCGGCAAGCACCAAGCTAGGGTGATCGCCTTGATCACCGGGTCTTCTTGCCTCATCTGGTCGACGATTCCGACCTGATCCTGATAACCCCGCCACAAGTCCGGGGTCAGGTTGCTGTTCGCGTTCATATCGACGACGCCCGACGATGGATAGGTGCCCACGTCGGTCAGCCGGTCCCGCATCAGCCGAGCCGAGGCGGTGCGCGGCATCTCGCCCACGCCGGGGACGAAGCCATCCTCTAGGGCTTCCATGCCCTCCGGGTAGACCTTGAGCGCCCGACCCTCGACGGCGGCTGCCTCGGCCTGTTGTCGGGTAACGTAGATCGGGCCGAGCTTCGCCCATTCGGGAGCCTGGGACATCTAGAAGTCCTCCATTGAGAATCCGCCCCCACCATACCGGAGGGCGGAGCGGGGAGCACGGATCTCATTCATCGCGGCAATGTCCGGCTGCTCCATGACACCGTGCCGGCCAATGACGTAGTAGCGAAGAGCATCAGGGAAGTGATCATCCTCGCCGGTCTTCCTCGGGACGTTGCTATGCGCCTTATCGTTGTAGCGATAGGAGAGGAGTGACCCGTGTATCCCCAGGACCCCGGCTGGATAGCGACTCGTGCGACTTGTCTCAGTTAGGTGGCGAGACACAAAGAGGTGACGCTTGCCGGTGTGATCCTGGAAGCGTGCCCGCGTTGCTTCAATCCCGTTGGGGATATGTCTCTCGATAGGGTTGAGACTGTACTGAAGGTCACCCACAAGGACCCCGGCAGACCGGAATGTGTTTTCATAGATGTGCACGGAGTTGAGCCCCGTCTGAGCGTTGCGTGCCTTCCCGGCGGGGTCGACGTAGCAGTCCAGCATCGACATTCCATACGACTGGAGTAGGTCCGCACACTGGTTCGCGTGGACTTGCTCCAGAGTGTCCGACACGCAGACCTCCTCGACTACCACCTCACCGAGCCCATCTACATCCTGGATCACAAGGAAGGCAGGGCGGCGACCCCCGAAGTCAAGCGCCCCGTAGGTGGGTCGGGTTGGGTCGGGCTGCACATCTACGACGGACCCATTTGCGGGATCGTAGGTCCAGAAGACCACCCCCGAGAGCACTACGAACTCGCCTTCCAAATAGGCTTGAGCCAGCTTGTCAGACAGGTTCAGGCTCTCGATATACCCCAGTGGGAGGTGGGGGTTGTCTGCCGTCCTTGCTTTGATCATCACGCGATTGGGGGCAGGCTTGCCGAACTCCTCAAACATCCAGCCCATCGCGGGCACTCCAGCGATAGACCTTCGGAGCTGGACCGAGCGGTTGTCTCGGATACGGGAGTTGAAGATCCTCCACGCGTCGTGGCGCACGAGGCGAGGCTCATCCAGGCAGCCCCACGCATAGGTGGCCCCTTCAAGGGAGCCCGGGTCATCAGCGGACCCAAAGACCCACTCAGCCCCATTCCACATCGTCAGCATCCGGTCCCGAGCGGACCAGTCAGACACTAGCGGGCCGAGGCATTCAGTGGCGACAGCCGAGCCAGAGGGCCACCGAGTAGCTCCAGGGAAGAAGTCTACGATTGCCCGATACAGAGTCCTCCGCTGGACGGGATAGGTGGGCGACACGAGGAGCCCCGTCAGCCCTGGGTTGAGGACAGTGTTGCGAAGGGCCTCGGCTATCAGCCAGGAGGTCTTACCCGAGCCCCAGCCGCCTGCGAGCAGGACAATATCTTCTGGGGCTTCATGCGCTACGGCTTGAGCACCGAAGGGCTTGTAAGGGATCTCAATCTGTTTCACTCTTGAGCACATCAGGGACATTGAGCAGGACCTGAACCTGCCCTGAACCCTGCCCAGATTCGGCTTGTTCAAGCCCAGAGATACGAGCCTCAAGGTTGAGCATTGAAGCCAGTGGTCCGAGCCTCCCGCTGCCTAGCGCGGCCCGCTGATGACCCCGTAGGCGACCAATGAACTCAGCCCTCTTGAAGTCGAGATCGTCCTCACTCATCTCCTGCTGATAGCCCTGGATCAACTCTTCTCGGTAGCGGTCAATCGTTCGGGTGGTTACTCCAAACTCGTTCGCCATCGCCCGCTTGATCTGAAGGCTCCATCCCCTCTCCGAGATAGCTCTTTCAAGGATTGAGATCCGCCTCATCTTCTCTTCTTGCGTGGTCATTTTGTTCACCTATAGGGACGAATTCTTGTCTTGTACGCTACCAGCCGACCCGCACAATGACCCGAGGAGATTCATCCCCAGAGCAGTAGAGAGACACGCAATCAATCGACCAAACCACCTTGTCATCACGGACGATCCCAGCCTTTTCCATAGCGTCCAGCGCTGCCTTGACCACGTTGTCCATATCCGGCTTCTGAGTGTAGGGCTCGCGCTCCATTGGCTTCGTCTTCCAGACCATCCGCTGGGGCCTCGGGAAGAGGGCGAGGACGCTGACGGACACGGGGCAATCAAGTGGAGGGGAGCCCCACGACCTCATCATTGTCGAGGCTGCCACCGCTTCCCACTGCGCGGTCTTCTTCGGGGTGTAGGTCCTGACCCTTCCGCGCGCAACCGTAGCCCTCGGCCTTCCCTTGCCCACGGGCGGGCCTGGGATCGTTGCCGACCACAAGCGCTCCTCTTGGTCTGCCGTCACGACTGACCCTTCCTCACTAAGCTGATCTCCGGGTAATCGCTTTTCGTCTTCTTCATGCGGACAAGCTCGGGGTAGCGGCGAGTCAATTTTCTAATTGAGCGCAAGTCTTTCATTTTCCGCGCGGTGACCCCGTCAGACTGGAGCCCGCCTTGCCCCGAGTAAACCTTCGACTTCGCCGCAATGTAGTCCATTCGCATCACTGCTCCATCTCGAACGTAATGAATCAGACTAAGCTCGTAATCTTCTTTAGTCTCGCACTCTAGCGTCACATGTGGCTCTCTGATTACAATTCCGTACATCTGTCCAATGCAGAAGCGTAAGCCGAACTCTGTCCTGTGCTTCATGAACATCGCGTTAGCCGTTGGGTAAATCCCCCAAAAACTAAGCCCTCGCGAAAGCACTTCCCTGAAAGCCTTTACGGTGAGCTTGGGGAGGTCCGTCACCGGAGCCACTTTTTTGTCGTTCACCTTGCGCAGCAAGCCGTTTAAGTCATCGTCTAAAACGACGAGATTGGTTCCTTCTGCGTAAGAGGAGTGAATCGTGTTCCGAGCCTCCCTGACGCCCTTCGTTGTTAGCTTTAAGTTGAACCCCATCGAGCGCGCGGGTTCGGCATACATCTCAGCCTGCTCTTCCCCGGCGACATAGACGTCCACGAGGCCAGGGTCGACCCCAGCGTCCACGATAGTCTTCCCGGTTCTTTTCGTCAGGCTGTCAGGCCTGTTGTAGCTCGGTATCGCGTAACGGATCATATTGGCCTCGCCGCCAACTCTTCGGCGCGTTTCCTTGCCCGCTCAAGCTCTTGTTTCGGCGGCAAGCACTTTTTCATATTTTCTCTAGCGTAAAACACGACACTGATGCGCTCCCAGCCACCCTGCTCAGGCAGCATTTTCGGCCCAACCCCCTCCATTAAAGGCATCCCGTGCATTTCGTGCGGGTCGAAGAAGATAACGTCGCCGTCCTGCGCATCAATGGCGAATCGGTGCCGTGGGAAACAAAGCTCGCCACCCGTGTACTCGCCGCGACGGTAGTAAGTCATGGCCCCAAACCCTGGACGATAATCACCGGCGTCGAAGTGGTACCCGGCTGAGACGGAGTTGTTTACCGTCAACGTGGTAAATGGTGTTCCAGCGATAGTGTACGCACTAGGTATTTTGCCGACGAACTGCTCCTGAGCTAAACAGCGTCGCCTAACGTGCTTCCTCATCAGGCTGTGTACTCTTTCGCACAGCGGGACGAGGGTGTCCCACCTCACTCGGTCTTGAGCCGTAAAAGCTGTCTCTCGGCAATACTTAAAACGCCCGTCACGACCGAAATACCCAACGATTGCAGAAGAGACAGTGGCCGCCCTTGTTGACCTGCTTAGGGTCCCGTCTGGGTTAATGTTGCGGTAACGCTTGCCGTCCCACGCACGAGTCTCCCCCTCCCAGTCACTTTTTGCTGTGACCGCATAGGTTCCACGGTTGTCAGATGTGCGCTTTCGGACCTCATGAAGAGCTTCGTATGCGCCGGAAAATGAGTCATCCCCAGCCAGCGCTTTCGGCAGGTAAACAGCGACCAGCTTACCGTCCGCTGAATAAACCCTCGTAGGAGCACTACCCTTCCCCAACAAGAGGTCCCAGTCTTCTTTCTGGCAAACGGTGCCCTCAAGGCTAGCCACCGCTTCCGGCGTGGCGACAGACGGCATCCTAATGCGCTCAACCAAGGACACTACCCCTCCTCCGCAAGCAATCCTTCTGCAGTCACAGAAACAGCACGAACAACAGCCTCGGTAGAGGACAATCCGTCAGAAGCCCAAAACGCTTTCAACACTTCAATGTCGGCCATGAATGCCGGGTGGTTTTCCGTCGTAAGTAAAAGCTGAAACATTCTCAGGTGGGCCTCAGCCACCCCAGCATCCGCCTCACTTGTGGCACTAGGGCTGTCGGCGCTTTCACTCGCCTCTACCTCGCGCACGCTCGCTGGAAGCGCTTCCTCAAGGGAAGCTAGTAGGCGCATCGTTTCGTCTTCATCAAACCCAGCAACCAGGGCTCCCTCTTCGCCTATCTCAGAGATGATCCTGGCAAGCTCGCCTTCATCCCAAAAAGCAAGCTCGTTCAGTTTATTGTCGGCAAGGGCGAGAAGTTCGCTGTCTGTTGGATCTAGGTCCATCAAGCGGACGGGGACGGAGGAGAGCCCGAGAAGCTTCGCCGCCTTCAGTCTTGTGTGCCCCGCGATGACCATTTTGTCAGCCTTGCGCGCGATAATGGGAGCGGAAAAGCCGAATCTTTTTATAGAGTTAGCGACGTCGTCAACTGCGTGATCGTTGACCCTCGGGTTCTTGTCCCAGGGGACGAGTGAGCCGATATCCATCCACTCAGCGGCTGGTTCGTTATCTCTAGTTCCCGCTTTCGCCATTTTTAACCTCGTTGTAAAGTGTTACGCCCTTTGCCTGCCCGTTTAGGGCTCGGCAGTAGCGTAACGCAACAGGCGCTCCAGGCGCAAGGAGGTGAGAAAAATGAAGAATTTTGCTGAAGACGCGCGGTGGATCATGTCCACCGCAGAGGCGAGCCGCCTCATTAGGGTCAGCCCAAACAAGTTGAGAGAGATGGCTGAAAAGGGGGAGATCCCCGCGTTCCGCCTCGGCAAGAACTGGAGGTACCGCAGGGACGACCTCTTTGATTGGGTTGAAGAGCAAGTCATGGCTTCCCAGAAGGGAGGCTCTGATGCCGAGGTCTAGAATAATCAACCCTGAATTCTTTCTGCACGAAGGTCTCGGAAGGTGTACGCCTCACGCTCGTCTCTTGTTCATAGCTCTGTGGACCCAAGCTGACCGGGAAGGCCGTGTTCGGTGGCTCCCCCTTCGCATCCACGGGGAGGCCTTCCCACACGAACCGAGACTGGACATCTCAGCGCTGGCCGCCGAACTAGTCGAGGCTGGGACGTTTATCCTCTATGAGCACGAGGGGCGAGTTTACGGAGAGGTGACAGGCTTCACGAAATGGCAGAACCCGCACAGAAACGAAAGCGCATCAAAACTTCCGCCGCCGCCCGACGAGCCGGACTTTGACGTCACGTTTTCAACCCTGGGGCAACCTAAAGAAAACCTAAGGTCGACCCAGGGGCAGTCAATGGACCGGCCAATACTAGTTACCAGTTACCAGTTACCAGCTACTAGTTCAGAGTTACCAGTCACTAGTAGGACTTCATCTAAAGATGAAGTTTGTCCGACACGAAGTCGTCCCGACTCCGGTGCCGCACCTCCTCCGGTTGAGTTTGAAGATCCAGTGTTGAGGTATCTAGCCTCGCAGTGGGGACCGCTCCTCGGAAAGCACGAGAGCCTGCCCAAGTGGATTCAGACTGCGCGTGACGCATACCCCGGTGTGGACCTCCTATCCGAAGCGAAGAAGGCAGCAGCCTGGGAGATGGCGAACCCTGCAAATAAGAAGAAGCAGATCCGAGCCTTCCTCACTCGCTGGTGGGGACGGGCTCAAGACCGAGGAGCCCCTGGACAGAGGGCCGTAGGATCTAGCAAGACCGAGGATGCAATCGCCCTCGCGCTGAAGTTGGGAGCAACACAATGAGCATGGAAAGAAGAGCACTGATCATCCAGGCGCAGCTGGAGGCTATCAGCCGGGGCAGGTCTCCGACCGCAGAGCAAGTGGCTGTCTGGATCAAGGAGCTGGAGGGTATCGACCTTGCGGACCTAGAAGAGCGAATCAAGCAAGCCCGCAAGGAGCACGCTGACAAGATCGCCAGGGGCAATGGGTGGGGACACATAACCCCGGACGACGTGCTGACGGTCCACAGACGCGTGCGCAGCGCAGAGCAGAGGACTACAGGCGGACCTCCTTCGAATCCTGACTGCTCCTACAGATGCCTCGAAGGTCAGGTCAGCATGATTGACCCGGACGGATATGAGACGTGCGTGCGCTGCTACTGCTTCGCGGGCGACTGGTGGAAAAGTCACCCAATATTCGGAGCCGGACACGATGTTGTGGAGCTTAGTCAGAAGGGCTGGAAACCCGTCCGAGAAGCCCGCCAGACCCTTCCCACTGAACACGTTGAATGGCTCCGAAAAAGAGCAGCCCAGGTGGGCTTCGGTAGAGCCATTGCGGAGTATCGCAATCACGAAAAGTCGGCCCAAATGACAAGGAACTGTAAACTTTCTGAAAACATTTGACCTCGCTTGACGTTTTTTAGCCCCTTTTCGCTTGTTTCCAGGCAATAATGAACACGCGAACGGGCACTGCCCACAACGAACGGAACGAACATGAACAACGCGAACACGAAAAACTGCTGCACCGGCTTCCCACTGATCATCAAGTGCGACCTCGATGACCGGACCCCCCGCGAAGACGGACTGACCGACCTTCAGTTCCTCCGCGAGATTCAGGCGAACTGGAGGCGGAACGGCAGCCCGAACTACCTTTGCACCAGCAGGCTCAACGGTGACGAGCCCTCCTCCTCCGTCTTCCTTGTGCTCCGGCACGAGATCGAGTCCACGATCAAGTGGCTTGTCGCGAACAACCTTCAGGTTGCATCGAACTAACCCGTATCAATAGCGAAGGAGATACGAACATGAACAACACAAACACGAACCCCGCAGCCCTCCTCACTCCTCCGGTCTATTCCTCGCCCTCGCACGCTAGGGCAGGGGCAGAGGAGGCTGCCGGGGAGGAGCTGTCCGTGGACCGTCTCATCTGCTCGAACCCCAACTGCGTCAGCCACGAGCACGCTGAGGGCGCTCGATTCCAGGTGACGGTAGAGGTGGACGCATACGGTGGGCTCCTGACGGACCTGGACAGCGTCGAGAGCTATCACTTCACCTGCTGCGACTGCGGGGACGAGGCGACCACGAAGAGGGCTCAGGCCCCGGTCGCTGAGCACGCGGAGGAGGCCGCGCCCGATGGGGACAGCATCAAGCACGCTAAGCGAATCGAGAAGAAGCTAGACGAGCACTTTGCCGGGAAGAGGGAGTTGGACCTTCACGATGTTGAGCAGATGGCGGAAGACGCCTGGGCAAGGTCAAACGCTGCAAACGACCTAGCGGAGATGAGAGCTTGGGAAGTTGTTGAAGATAAGTGCTGCGATGTTTTCAGGGAGATAGGGATCTCCAATGCAGAGTTCGCGATTGATCAAGCTAGTAACTACGACTCGCCGGACAGGGCTATTCACGCCCACGAGCAAAACGTATTCGATACGACCTCCGGGTGCCGGGTAGCTCAGGACATAGCCTTTGAGGCTTTCCATAAAGTCATTAACCAGATGAACCAAGAAGGAGGTGCGTGATGAGAAACCCCCGAACACTGAAGGAGCTATCGGAAGATCCCAGGGTGGAGTCTGTCCACTGGGAATATGACGGTTACGGAGACACCCCCCAGGAGGAGAGCAGGCCCTCTTTGTGGGTTGGCCTCAAGGCTGGCTGGTACGACTACCGGGAGCGGGGCTCAATTCACACTAAAACAGTCAAGGAGGCTTGTCGGAGACTGAAAGACTTCACCTTCGACGCAGAGCTATACGAGCAAATCAACACACACAAGATCGGAGGTGCGCGATGAAGTACGAATCAAAGGAAGTCTTAGAGGTTATCAAGGAGATCGACAAGGCCCTGGAGTTTATCGCCTCGTCGGTTGATGAAGAGTCAAAGGCCCTCGCAGGAACACTAGTAGCGACCCCCTTGTACCTCTCGCAGCATGTACTCACTATCACCCGAAATTTCTTAGCCAAAGAAGGAGGTGCGCGATGAGCGACACGAAGAAGATGATCGACGGACTATTCGAGTCCATGTTCGGGGGCGAGGAAGTCCCCACAACCCACGAGGTCAGCGCGAGCGATGAGGTAGGAGCCCCGATCCTCACCGCGAGCACTACCTACTACACCCAAGAGAGCAAGGAGGAGGAGCCTGTTCCCGAGCGCAAGGCTGAGGAGCCTACTGAGCAAAGCCCCTGCAGGTCGCGCGACTTTAGGTGGGCTGCCCTAGAAGGAGAACACCCGGGGACAGTGCGAGCAATGGAATCGCTAAACAAGTCCAATCTCTGGCTTGCGGACTCCCTGACCAATGCACATGAGCGACTCAAAGAGGTGGAGGACAAGCTTGCCTCCACCGAGAGTCACGTCGCGTCCTTAGTCAGACGTCAAGCCGAAGTGGATAGCCTCATCAAGGGACTGCGTGAGCTTCTTCACGCAGCCCTGTAACCCCCACAACCCCGCGAAGGAGTGGATCCAATGAATATCGAAGTCAACAACGAGAGCACCCTCCCAACCCACAACGTCGAAGCGCTCATCGAGTCGCGTCAGCAGAAGGGTGAGTTCATCCCCAAGAGCATCTTCACGCTGCTACACAAGCTCGGAGACCTGTATCACGAGCTTGATCCCCGCGATGAGGTCCGCCCGCTGAACCAGGGGATCCTCCGATTCTCCGAGGGCAAGGCTCTCTGGGGGTTCCGGGAGATCGACGGGAGCATCCCCGAGTGGGTGACCTTCACCGACCACTCGTACCGTCAGCTTGCTGACAAGGTACTCGGGGCTGGAGGCCTGAAGTTCACCGAGCGGCAGCGCAAGATGGACGCGACCGGCGAGAAGATGGCGATGATCAACTGGAGGCAGATGCTTGACCACGCCGACAAGTCCAGTCTCTTTCGCACGATTCAGTTGGCTGGCAAGGAGTACCGCACTGCGCGAGGAGTCCTCTCTGGAGGATTCACCACGAACCTGGATCACATGGACGTGATCGGGATCCTCGCAGAGCACGAGGACTTCAGTCAGCTGCCCCTCATTTCGTGGACGGTAACAGCGGACACGATGCGGGTGCGCGGACTTCTCAACCCGGCAGATGCGCGACACTTTGACGAGAGCGGTCGCCCGATTGACCCTGAGCTAGTGAGAGCCCGAATCCCGGTGCCCATGTTCGAGATCGGCAACGGGGAGGTCGGCAACGGCTCAGTCAGCTTCAGGTCAGGCGCATACACCTATGCTTGCCTGAACGGGATGGGCGGGTGGGGAGACACCTCATTCATCCAGCGGTGGAACCACGTCGGAGGTGACCGCAAGGCTGAGAAGGTCCAGACCGCAATCGGAGACGCCATCAAGTCAGCCCGCGTTGCCTCCTCAGGGATTATCGAGAAGTTCAAGGACGCGACCACGGTCGCTGTAGACGACGCTTTTGCCTTCCTAGATAACTGGGGCAGGAAGTCGGGCCACATCACGTCTAAACA